TTTCAAAAGAACATGATATGAATGAGGCCAAACGTAACCTTACTCATTGGGTTCACTTTGCAGAGCAGTGTGCAGGTTCCGAAGAATTTAAAGAAGCTACAAAGACAACACTTATTTGGAAAAATTTTTTAGATGTTAATAACATAAAAAAATGGGAAGATTTAGTTGAGCAAGGTTTTATGGAACGAGGTGCTTTAACTCTTATTTCAGACCTTTTTTATGATCACTTTGATTTAAATGATTCATCGGAATACGAAGACGAAGACCCCGACGATGTTTGTGATGAATTTTTAACTAATTATTTTAACATTAATAATGTTGAGGTAGTTACTGACGAGAGCGTAGACGGTTTTGAATTTAGGACTATTGGAGGGCTTAAACCTTCTGAGTTTCAGACCGCTTTGAAAGATGTTTTTACATTACGACATGAGATAGATACTAGATGTAGCTTTCATATTCATTTAAAAGTTGGCGATATTAAACATACATTTGATCGTGGACTTAGACAAAGTATGATTCAATTTCTGTTTATGAATAGCGACAGATTACCTGAGTCAGTCAGAGATCGGTGGTCTAATTCTAATGCTAACTATTTCTTTGAGCCAGACCAAGGCTCAGATAAATTTAATTTTATTAATTTCCATAAAAGAAATTCCACTATTGAATTTAGGTGCTTTGGAAACCTTAATCATTTTGAAGAAGCTATGATTTGTTTAAATTTAGCAATTGATGCGCTACGATATGGCTATTCTCAAAATGATTTAAGTTATATATCTGATTCTAAATGGAATGATAAAGCTAAAGAAGCTATGGAAGAAGGAAACACCGAAAGTCTATATGAATTTGCAAAAAACCACGAAGAAAATTTAAAAATTATTAAAGCAAATAAAATATTATCCGATTCAATATTAGAAACTGCTACTAAAATTAAAACAATTAATCTTTAATAAGGAGTTATTATGTGCCAAATACATATCATTGATCGCAAGAGTTATGACAAAGATAGCGACAAAATTATTAAACACTTAGACCAAGGAGACATATCTAATGATCATGGATGTTCTTTATTACTAGTAAATGGTTACGGTGAACACACTTTAATACGTTCTTTAGATTGGGATCTTGTTAGAAACATTATGGGTAATAGCGATTGGGACCTAGCTTTTGTTCACCAAAGATATACCACACAAGGCGAAGCCAATCTTATGAACACACATTTCTGGCAAGTAGGTGATTTCTTTTACTGTCATAATGGAGTTCTTAACCACCAAGATACTTATAATTATGAAGTAGACAGTCAAGTTATTGGCCAACACTTAGAACAAGGCAAAGTATGGGATGCCATATCCTATTGTCAAAGAGAATCTTATGCTAATGTTTTTATTATTAATCTTAAAACTAAAAGTTTTTGGGTTACTAGATCTCAAGTAAATAGTTTATACACTGACGGCAACAATCAATACAGCACGGAACAAGTAACTGGAATTATTGATATACCTGTCCCACAACATAGTGTTAGACAACACGTTCTTGACTTTGAGGAATACCAAAAATGGTCTACTGACTGGTCTTACCCACAAGATAATTATTTAAGTTACTACGATAAAGTACAAGCATCTATGGGAAATCATAATAAGTCTGAAAAAGTTCTTGACAATGGTAGTTCTGGTATGGTAGAACTAAAGAAAGACATTGAAAAAGAACTAGACTTAGAGGAATTAGAACGGAAAGTACATCAAGCAGCTTCGGATGGGGATGTTGAGTCTGAAAATTACTATACGGTTTTATTAAACAATAAACGTAAGAGTATAAATTCATAGGAGAAATTATTATGAGTGCTTATTTAAATAATATAGACGAAGTTTTTTCTGCTACACCTAGCGAAGTTAAAAACCAATTAAAATTATTGGAAGAAAAAAAAAGAAAAAAAATTTACGACGACAAAAGAGTCTGCGCTAAATATGGGTACACCTATTCTCCAATAGAAAACTTAGATTTAGATTATCAAGGAAAGTTTTAATGAAGAAGAAAAAAAAATTAGACAGGGTAATGATTAAATTACCCGAAGGTTTATACTATGAAACCCTTGAAGTAGGGGCTCAACTGCACGGCGCTCCTTCCCTAAGTAAATACATACTTACTGCGGCACTGAGCTACACCAAGCAATGCCTCGAAGAACGAGCTGAATATTTAAAAGGACAAGAAGATGAAAAAAACAGAGAACGGGCAAGTGATTCCCTTGCCAACGAAGCCGAAGCCGAAGCCGAAGCCGAAACCCAAAAAATAAACACTCAGAAAATTTTGAAGAAAGAACAAGCAGAGAAGAGTTTGAAGCAAGAATGGATAGGATTCGAACATCGATGGAAAAAGTTAATATGATGATGAAGGAATTAACAAAGTGAAAAGATTAAGCAGTGTTATTGCTTGGTTATTTTTAACAACGGTATTATTAATTCTATGTGCTCTTGTAGATGTTCAAGTTTCTTTTGGAACTGGATGTAAAAATATTAAACACAAAGATATTATATACATACCCCTACCTTTTACCTTAAAGTTTACTGACGGCACTTTAATTAATAAAGTTAAGCTTCATAAGGATTTAAAAATTCCTTTAACTAAGGCGCTAAACTGCGTTAAAAAAAATGGATACCAAGCTTATTTAAAAACTTACGACGGCGGTTATTGTTACCGAACAATAAGAAATACAAATGTTCTTAGTCTTCATGCAACTGGCAGGGCTGTAGACTTTAATGCTAAGGGCAATTGGTATGGCCAAAAACCTAAAATGCATTTAGGCATTGTGAGATGTTTCGAAGCCAGCGGCTTTGAATGGGGAGGCCGTTGGAGAACCCCAGACGGAATGCATTTTGAATATAAAGATATTAAGAACGGAGCAAGACCTCCATTACCTACATGTGTGGAACCCTTTGGATGTTAAAATAAGAAAGGATTATAATGAGTTATTCTACTTTATATAAGTTAGATAGTAAAGGCAAGCTTAGAGTATGGAGCGTGGAAGTTGATGACTTTGAAGAAATTCCATTAGTAAAAATTAAAATTAAGTCTGGTATTTTTGAAGGATCAATTAAAACTAATGTTAAAGTTATAGACAGTGGCAAAAACATAGGTAAGATTAATGAGACTACCCCACTTGAACAAGCACATAATGAAGCCTTGTCTGCATGGAAAAAGAAAAAAGAATCGGGAGGTTACCATGAAGATAAGAAGCTTGCAGAATCAGGCCAAGGTGATACCGTAGTTCGGCCTATGCTGGCTTCGGAATACTCCAAGTATAAAGATAACATAAGCTTTCCGGTACTTACCCAGCCCAAACTAGACGGAGTCCGATGCATTGCCGTGTGCAACTCAGAAAAGGGAATCTCTTTATACACAAGAACAGGCAAAAAAATAACGACCATGCCTCATATTATAGAAGACTTAGCGTGGCTTCTTCAAGGTCAGAAGTACATAGAATTAATATTTGATGGGGAACTTTATTGTCATGATTTGCGTGATAACTTTGATAAGATTTCTTCGCAAGTAAGAAAACAGTCAGGAAAAAAATCCCTAAGTTACTACATTTATGATTTAATAAATTCAGACTTGACACAAAAAGAAAGGCATGATAAACTTAAAGTTTATTTGACAACGGGAAGTTCGTGTGTAAAATTAGTAAAAAGTAATGTTGCTTCTGACACAGAAGACATAGAAATTGATTACACAATGGCAATGGATGAAGGTTATGAAGGTATTATGATTAGAGATTTAAAAAGTACTTACGAAACAAAACGATCTAAAAATTTATTAAAGTATAAATGTTTTGACGAACGAGAGTTTAAGATTTTAGATTACAAAACAACAAAAACTTTGGTTGACGACGAAGAAATTATTAAACTTAATTTTGTTTGTGAGTCATTGGAAATTAATTCCCCTACATTTGAAGTACCTATGATGGGATCTCAATCTTTTATTAAAAGACTTTTAAAAAATATACCTTATAACAAACAGTTAACGGTTAAACATTTTGGATTTACAGATGCAAATCAAGTTCCTAGATTCCCAATTGGTAAGGAAATAAGAAATTATGAATAAACTTAGTTTATATGGAAGCTTACAAAAAGGCTTTGAAGTTAAACAAAACGAACGAGAAAAAAAAGAAAAGCTTAATCCGGGCGGTGATTGGCGTGGAGGTAATAGCGGATGCATTACCGAAGAAGGAATAATTATAGGATACAATCCTCAAGACGTTGTTCTTAGACACTTAGGAATACAGACCGCCACAACTCTTGATGACGATTTAATTTTTGAAGCAGGGTTTACAAACGAAGATCACTTTGTTAATTTATTAAACCTTGCTAAGGTTTCTACTAAGTGTGAAGAAGAAATTCCAGTTGAGTGGGCGCTTCCTAATGGCCAAACAATAACAGGTAGACCAGACATTGTAGTAGGTTCAAAAACTAAAAGTGATTTTATTCCTGAGTATGGTGTTGAAATGAAACTCATTAGTTCTAATGGTAAGATGATGCAACATTCTCATTTTGGACAAGCCAATCCTACAGCAACTCACGTTTGCCAGGCCGCCCATTACAGTTGGCGGCTAGGCGTTCCTTGGGTTCTTGCTTATGTTAGTAGGGCGCACTACACTTCTTTTTATTGGAAAGCGGATAAGTTTAAGTTTGATCATAGATCAATGAGGATCTCAGAAAAAGTAAGTAAAAGTACGGGAGCCAAAACAAAATCAGTTGTCAGTGTTGGTCCGTTCATAAGTTTATATGATATGACTTGGGAAGATGATACACTTTTAATAGATGAAAAACCAACTATCATTACCAAGTCAGGCATCGAAAGATTTTTTCAATACTGTTCAGATTGTGTTCGAGATAAAGTTATACCCGAAGCTGGTGGCGACGTAGATATTTATGGAAAACATGTTGACAAAAATCCAAACGTACTTTATAATAAGTGGTCGCAAGCTTCGACAGAATCTTTTGACGATTGGGTAGAAGACTGCAAAGAAATTTCACAGCATTAATTTTAACGGAGAGTTTAATATGAGTAGTTATGATTCAAGCCTTAAGCATTTACCTTCAGCATTATTGGAGGCCCAAAAAAATATAGGAGCTGCGACAAAAGATTCAGTTAATCCTTTTTTTAAAAGTAAGTATGCAGATTTAGGATCTGTTATGTCTGTCATTAAAGAACCTTTAAATAATGCAGGACTTGCTGTCACTCAAGACTTGCAAATTTCCAGAAGCGACGGATTAAAAAACATACTAGTAACTACCTTGTGGCATGGAGAAAGTGGAGAAACCCTTCAGTCGGAAGTAATACTTCCAGACAATAACGACATCCAGAAGTGGGGAGCTGGATTAACTTACATGAAAAGATATCAACTACAATCTTTATTCTTTGTGCCAACCGAAGATAACGACGGAGAAGATGTGGTTACCCGGCCCCGAATTAAAAAAGTTAAATCAAAAGATAAAAAAGAACTGACTATGAATGATGTTCCTTTTTAATTTATTTAGTTTGTTCAAGTAAATAGTTTACTTGACTAATGTAACGGAGAAATTTATGACAGTAAGTACTAACGAAGTAGAATCCAAACCAACATACATTGGACTTTGGACTAAAGAAGACAAGAATGGAAATCATTTTTGGAGCGGCAGCCACGAAGAAAAAGTTTACTTTGTGTTTGGAACAAAAGATCCTTATGTTAAAACTCTTAGTACAGTTCCTTCTGGATCTGATCGAACTTCGGAGTTTACAAAGGTCGGAACTTTTAGTAAAACTTCTGGGAAGAACGGAGACTTTTACAAGTTTGAAAACATGTGTATTTTTAAAAACGAAAAGAGGATAAAAGAAACCCATCCTCATTTTAACTTAGTAATTTATAATGACTAAACTATGCGGCCCCTCAATGGGGCCTTTTCTTTGGAAGAAAACAATGAAAAAAGAAAATGGTGGATTAAGATTTAATAACAACAAACCAAAACTTTCTTTGATACCTTCTATTAGTCGTGAGATAGAAGCCCTTGGATGGATGGTTGGTGCAGCTAAATACGGAGAACACAATTGGGAAAAAGGAATGGACTGGAGTATCCCTTTTAATTGTATGGGTAGGCATTGGGAGTCCATTAATAGTGGTGAGTGGATAGACAGCGAGACTGGCGTACCCCACCTTGCACTAATAATGTGCAACGCATCCATGCTTTCCTATTATTATTATCATGACGTAGGAACAAATGACCTACCCTTTCGTAAAGAACAAGTCAGAAAAAGCGACTTTGATCCTGAGTTAGTAGAAGAAATAAGAAAAAAATATAAAGATAAAGCTTGCAAAGACAAGCCTCCCGTGATGCCGACCCCCAAAATAAAAGGCTGGTCGGATAAAGTAATAGAAAAAGGACTCGATAAAGAATTACTTAGGTATCCTCCCGGGTCCAAACTATAGATAGGAGAATTGCATGGCATATAAATCAAAAGCCAGAAGAAAACAACCACAGCTTAAGCAACCTATTGAAGGCAATGGTATAGTTATGACACCTCAGATAGCCCACAATGTCTCGATTGAAGTTAAAAAAGTAGAATCAGATGGGGTATTTATTTTATTTAATGATAGCTTTGGTAACCGCCACCAAGAAAAGATATTTAGGTTAGACAAGGAAGGACAAAGCTTAAGTTATTTACTTAAACAATTGTTGGCTGCGGTGTCAAAAGACACAGCATCTCTTAAAGATACTTATGAAAGTTTACTACAAGAAAATTCAGAGAAAATTTATAAAAATCTTGAAGGTAAAAAATGCATTATCGAAACTGAATATCGTGGAGATTACATTAATATTAAAACGATAAGGCGAATCTATGATAAAAACGACAGCGGGAAATCAATTCAACTTACTAAAAACAATAAGCCACGCACAACAAAAAGTAAAAATACTACCAGCCCCCAGAAATATATTGCCCTTCCTAAAGAAGCTGAGTCCTCATTCTGATTTAGTTATAGACTTTGAGACTACCGGACTAGATGTATTAGATAAAGACTTTCGTACAGTAGGCATTGCCCTAGCTTCGGATAAGTTTCCTCAAGGAATCTATGTCCCTATTGACGACAGCAAAGACAGCGATACGCTTTTAAAATTGTTATCTAATTATAATTTGATAGCTCATAATGTTAGTTACGACGCCAGAGTATTAGAACTAGAATACCGACGAAGAAATATATATAAACCTATGGAAGTTTTTCCTTGGAAAAATGATACCTATTTAATGTTTAAAGCTTTAGCTAATGAGGGATACTCAGGACAAAAGTGGAGTCTTAAGCAAGCGCAAATAGATGTTTTAGGGTGGAAAGAAACCAACGAAAAAGAACTAGATCAATGGTTAATTGAAAATGGATGTTTAAAACGAGCCGTTTCAGAAGAGTTACTTACCCGTTTATATGTTGATGGGCAGTGGTGTTGGGAGGATCTTGAGCCAGAAGAGTACCACAAAGTAATCAAGTGCGCCGACAAAGGAAAAATGTCCTGCGCTCCACTAGAAATATTAGGGCACTACGGAGCTTTGGATGCTCAATCTACGTGGGCTTTGTATAAACACTTTAGTTCTTACTACGACAAATTTCCAGACATGGAAGATATTCTTGAAAAAGAAATGATGGTACTTGCTGAGTTTGAAGTTGAGCAATTTTTTCGAGGACTCCACGTAGACCGAGACTTGCTCATAGCCCGCCGGGATAAAATTAAAATAACCCAAAAGGCTTTACTAGAAGCTTTCTTTAATAACAGTGAAGCAACTCCATGGATTAAAAGATATAATGAAAACATAGTAAATGCTATAGGTATATCACAACCATTGAGGTATACTAAGACTGGAAAGGAATCGGTCCGATGGCAGAAGTGGCAAAAGAAATTTGAAGAAGCTTCAGCTATCCAACACTTTAATCCTAATAGCAAAGACCAATTGGCTTGGTTATTTTATGATTGTCTTTACGAAACTACTGAGTTAAGCAAGACATATGGATATCATGGGGTAGTCACTCTAGAGTTTACGGTAACTATCGACAATGTCGAGTATAAATTAAAAGGAACTCCTACAGGTAAAAGAACTGTTGATAAGCAGATACTTCCTAAACTAGGAACCGCAGGTAAGCTCTTAGCTAAATACAACGAATTGACTAAGCTTATTGGCTACATGGACGGCATGATAGAAAGTTTATCAGGAGATACGCACCACACTAATTTGCGCCTGTATGGCACCGTTACTGGCCGGTGCAGTGGGACTGGGGGAGTAAACATTCAACAGCTTCCTAAGTGGCATGAGTACTTAGATTGTCTTAAACCTAGGCCAGGACATGTATTTATTCAAATGGATGTTGACGCTTTGGAGCCTGTAGTTTTAGCGGAGCTAAGTGAAGACCCAGCTATGATGAATTTATATGGACCCG